GACGAGGTCTATCGTCTCTTCAAGTGGACGGCCAAGCAGATCGTGCAGCAGTTCGGCAAGGACGGGATCGACAAGGAGATCCTGGACAAGGCCAAGGAGAACAAGCCCGACAAGTTCGAACTCATCCACTGCGTCTATCCGCGTGACCAGATGAAGGTGGATCCGATCAAGCGAAAGGGTCCGTACGGCTACCCCTTCGCCTCTAAATACGTCCTGAAGAAGACCAAGAAGATCCTGTCCGAAAGCGGCTACCAGGAATGGCCGTGGGTCACCCCGCGCTGGACCGTGACCGCAGGCGAGAAGTACGGGCGCTCCCCCACGATGAAGTGCCTGGCTGACATCAAGATGCTGAACGCCATGGCGAAGACCGTGATCGAAGGCGCCCAGAAGGCTGTATCTCCGCCCCTGTCGGTGCCGGATGACTCCTACATCGGGCCGATCACCACCAAGCCCAACGGCCTGAACTACCGTCGCGCG